AAACATGGCTTATCGAACTCCTGCTGTGTTGCCTAAGACTGAGTACCAGCGTCTCAAAGAGTTGAAAAGGATGCTGGTTGAGTCTAAGGGCGAGGCTGTGGTCAAGAAAGTGATTGACATTGCCATGAATGACGATCATCCTCAGCAGATGGTTGCGCTCAAGATGTGCATGGAGAGGGCATTGCCTGTCAGCCTGTTTGAAAAGACCAGTGCACAGCGCAGTGCTGTCAACATCACCATCTCTGGAATCGGTGTCCAGGTTGGTGAGACAGTAGATGCTGAGGACGTGGAGCCAAAGTATGACTAGTGAAGTGACTCGGTGGATGATCACCGTTGAGCGTCCTACTTACTTGGAAAAGACCAGGACTTTGGTCGATCACCGTCATCTTGAGGAGTTTGTTGGCAAGCTGATGAAGCTATACAACTGGTCACAAAAAGACCGCATCACCATAGAGCCAACAGAAATCGCACCATACATAGGCAACAATGAGTGACCTGAACTTCTCACTACTGCCCTGGCAGCAAGAGGTCTACAAAGACCCAACCCGTTTCAAGGTGATTGCTGCTGGCCGTAGGTGTGGGAAGAGCAGGCTTGCCGCTACCATGCTGATCATCGAGGGACTGCGCTGCCCTCAAGGTTCAGCAGTGCTTTACGTCAGTCCTACGATGGGACAGTCTCGCCAGATCGTGTGGGACTTGTTGCTGGATCTGGGTAGGGAGATCATCCAGACCTCCAACGTCAACAACCTGGACATCACACTGATCAACGGGGCCAGGATCTACGTCCGTGGTGCTGATCGCCCTGACACGCTACGCGGAGTGTCTCTGACCTTTGCCGTGCTGGACGAGGTGGCCGACATCAAGCCCCAAGCATGGGAGCAGGTTATCCGCGCTTCTCTGTCCGACAAGAAGGGCAAGGCTATCTTCATAGGCACGCCAAAGGGTCGTAACTGGTTCCACGACCTCTGGAAGCTGGGGCAAGATGGCTCAGATTCTGACTGGAAGTCATGGCACTTCACCACCAAAGACAACCCTCTGATCGACCCTACAGAGATTGAGTCTGCCAAGAAAACGCTGTCCAGCTTTGCGTTCAAGCAAGAGTACTTGGCATCTTTCACCAATGCTGGCTCTGATGTATTCAAAGAAGAGTGGATCAAGTACGGGGAAGAACCACAGTTCGGCTCCTACTTCGTGGCCGTGGACTTGGCTGGCTTTGAGGAGGTAGCTAAACAGGCGGCAAACTCCAAGAAGCGGCTGGATGAGACTGCCATTGCCGTGGTCAAGGTCACTGATGACGGCAAGTGGTTCGTCCAAGAGATTGAGCATGGCCGCTGGGATATCCGGGAGACTGCCTCTCGCATCCTGATCAAGATGCGGGACTACCGGCCATTGAGTGTTGGGATTGAGAGGGGGGCACTGAAGAACGCTGTTTTGCCCTATCTAAGCGACCTGATGAGGAAGAACAACGTGTTTTCCCACATCGTTGATTTAACTCATGGGAATCGCAAGAAAACGGATAGAATCGTGTGGGCGTTGCAAGGCCGCTTCGAACACGGCAGAATTGTGCTCAATCAGGACGAGGATTGGGACACCTTTGTGGATCAGTTACTTCTGTTTCCGGCAAATGGTGTGCATGATGACCTCCCCGACGCACTTTCCTACATTGACCAACTCGCAGTGACTTCTTATTTCAACGAAGAAGATTCTGATGATTGGGAGCCTTTGGATGTTATAGCGGGGGTGTAGTGTGGCTGATGGATTATTTGGGACTGGAGCCTTTATAGGCAATCCAAACATTCAGCGTCAAGGTGCAAGGGCTAGGGAGTTGGCTCAGCGACGAGATGTCAATACGCTGCCAGATCCCAGGACTTACGCCGCTGTGACTGGCCTTTTTGGCACCGCTCCAGATCAAATGGGCTTTAGTGTTTTACATCCTCAATACCAACAAATCCAGCAAGTAGCCCTTCCAGCTTTTGTAGCAGGCACAGCCCTAAGTTTTACGCCTGCAATTGGCAAAAACATTGCGAGTAACGCACTAGAAAGTGTTACAAATAAAAATGCTATTGCTTTAGCTCAGGCTAACAACACATTTACCAGCAATAGTTATGGGTATGGATTTGGTCGACGAATGGGCTATCCACAAGAAAAAGGAACGCCAATAGAGAAGCTCTTTGCTAATTTTGCTGACAACATAAAAAGTGATGAGGCCAAAGCTCAATTTAGACAGTCTATGCTCAACAGAGCGCAGAACTTCCGTTCGTCAAAAGCGCTGACTACTGAATTTGATTTCAATGGCTATAAAGGATTTTTAGACACGAATAGATTCGGCGACACACGCATACGCATCAAAGATGGGGACGATGTTGTGGCGGCCGCCAGGCTTGATAAAGGCATGTTGGATAGCATTGCGGTCAGCGAAAAATATAAGGGACAGGAGATAGGGAAAGATCTTTTAGATTTCATTGATAGAACAAAAATTGGGAACATCTACGAAGTTCCGGATAGGTCTCCTGGATTTGTAAAAATTCAAAAGTCATTGCTTTTAGACCGAAAAAAAGAGGGCGTTGATCCAACTGTACCTACACCTCTGACCTACATAGATCCTTTTGGCAATACAATATCCGACACAGTGAGGTGATGTATGGAGCAAAACGAGTTCTACGAGCCAACGGAGAATGATAAGGAGCTGACGGCCTTTGTCGTAGACCATTGTGACCGCTGGCGCACCTATCGAGACACCAACTTCCTGGACTCGTACCTGGAATACGAGCGTATCTTTCGTGGCCAGTGGGCACCTGAAGACAAAGTTCGGGACTCTGAGCGCTCCAGGATCGTCACTCCCGCTACCCAGCAAGCCGTTGAAACCCGCCATGCAGAGATCATGGAGGCCATTTTTGGCCAAGGTGAGTTTTTTGACATCCAAGACGACCTCAAAGACGTAAACGGCAATCCTCTAGACGTGGCTGTCCTCAAAGCGCAGCTCATGGAGGACTTCAAGCAGGACAAAATCAGAAAAGCTATCGACCAGATCGAGTTGATGGCCGAAATCTATGGCACTGGCATCGGTGAGATCGTCGTTAAGACAGAAAAGATCTTCGAGCCTGCCACGCAACCTATCCCTGGACAGACAGGACAGGCTGCCATTGGTGTTGTAGAGAAGAATCGGGTGGCCGTTAAGCTCAATCCGGTGAACCCCAAGAACTTTTTGTTCGATCCCAACGGCACTTCTATTGATGACTGCATGGGTGTGGCCATTGAGAAGTACGTTTCGATCCACAAAGTCGTTGAGGGCATCGAAAAAGGCATCTATCGCAAGGTCAACATCACTCCCACCTACGAGGACACTGATCTTGAACCTACGCAAGAGCTAAGCCAGTACCAAGACGAGAAGGTTTTGCTGCTTACCTACTACGGTCTGGTGCCCAAAGAGTATTTGACGGAAAAAGAGGATGAGACTGTCGATCTGTTTCCGGATGACTCGGTAGCAGAGGACTACACAAACATGGTGGAGGCGGTTGTTGTGATCGCCAATGGCTCTCTTTTGCTTAAAGCAGAGGAAAGCCCGTACATGATGAAGGACAGGCCTGTCATCTCGTACCAAGACGACACTGTTCCGAACCGTTTGCTTGGTCGTGGCACGGTTGAGAAGTCCTACAACATGCAGAAGGCTATAGACGCGCAGGTTCGTAGCCATCTGGACTCTCTGGCGCTGACCACTGCCCCCATGATGGGTCTGGATGCCACTCGTTTGCCGCGTGGTGCCAAGTTTGAGGTCAAGCCTGGGAAGGCATTCTTGGTCAACGGCAACCCTGCCGAGATCATGTATCCATTCAAATTCGGTCAGAACAGCCCAGAGAACTTGGCTACTGCCAAAGAGTTTGAGCGTATGCTGCTACAGGCAACTGGCACGATTGACGGCCAGGGCATGGTTAGCAACGCAAACCGTGATGGGGCGGGGATGTCTGTGGCTGTGGCCACGATCATCAAGAAGTACAAGAGGACTCTGGTCAACTTTCAAGAGGACTTCCTGATCCCGTTCATCCAAAAGGCATCGTTTCGCTACATGCAGTTCGATCCGGAGCGCTATCCCAGTGTGGACATGCGGTTCATCCCGACTGCTACTCTGGGCATCATTGCTCGCGAGTACGAGCAGCAGCAGTTCATCGGCCTTCTACAGACGCTGGGGCCGAATACGCCAGTGCTGCCACTGATCTTGAAGGGCATCTTGAACAACTCTAGCCTAACGAACAGGTACGAGTTGATTAGCGCACTGGATCAGATGTCTCAGCCTGATCCGCAGGCCCAGCAGATCGAGTTGGCCAAGCAACAGTTGGCTTTGCAAGCCGCTCAGGCCGAGATTGCTGTCAACACTACGCAGGCAGAACAGAATCGCGCAGAGGCTGCTAAGTTGATGACTGAGGCGCAGTTGATGCCGCAAGAAGTTCAGGCTAAAGTCATCACCGCAAGCACGAAGAACTTGCCACAAGGTCAAGAGAGCAGCGAATTTGATAAGCGCGTCAAGATTGCTGAGTTGATGCTGAAAGAAGCAGACATCAAGAACAAGACGAAGATCGTTGAGCTTCAGATGAACACCGCAAAAAATGATGTGGTTGACCTAGAGAACAACTTTCTTGAGCAGTTGAACATGGAGTTGCAAAATGGAAATCGATAAGGTCTTTGATAACGCCAGCGTAGATGGTGTTGCTGACAACCTGTTCAGCGCTGTTCGTAACTCCGTATCCGAGATCAAGGCGATGCAGCAGCGCAAGGCTGCTGAGAACGTTCAGCTCGTCATTCAAGCGCTTAAAAAGATCGAGTCTGATCTGCAAGACAAGTACGATGGCGTGACCACGGTCATCGAGAAGCGCGTCTCTACGATCAAAGATGGCCGCGATGGCATCAATGGTCGTGATGGGCGTGACGGGAAAGATGGCCGTCCTGGCAAAGATGGTATGCCTGGGCCTCGGGGCAGGGATGGCGCTCCTGGCAAAGATGGTGTTGACGGCATGGATGGCGTGTCTGTCACTGATGCCCGCATTGACTTTGACGGATCTCTGATCATTGGTCTGTCTTCTGGCCGTGAGATTAATGTTGGCGAGGTCGTTGCCCCTGATCTTGCAGAGCGCATCAAGGTCATCACCAATGGTGGCGGTACCAGTCAGAGTGTGCTGGACACATTAGCAAGTCTTCAGTCTCAGATCAACGCTTTGGATGGCTTTCTGGACTACAAGGGGACATGGAACGCTTCTACAAACACTCCAACTCTTGTTTCTAGCACGGGTACAAAGGGCGACTACTACGTCGTCAGTGTTGCTGGATCAACAAACTTGAATGGTGAAACAACTTGGGGTGTTGGAGATTGGGTTGTTTTCAACAACAGCGTATGGCAGAAAGTTGATGGTGGATCTACTGGCAACTTTACGACTGCCGCTATTGCAACGAGCTTGAATCTTGCGTATGGGACTGTATCAACTGCGCTTGTC